TGGAGACATTACTGCTGATCAATACCTATACTTAGTAAGTCAAGGTACAGGCGATGCTGCTTATACTGCTGGTCGTTTTATGATAGAGATAATAGGCTACGATGTAGCTTCGTAAGGAGTAATTTATGGCAGACGCAGTAAGTTCAACAACAATTGTAGATGATGATAGAAAAGCTCTTATACAGCTAACTAACACATCTGACGGAACTGGTGAGGCAGCAGTAACTAAAATAGATGTAAGTGCATTAGCTGTAAGAAGTAGTGATGGTGCTGCTTGTGTCGGCTGCAAAGTTAGTAGGATAAACTACTCTACTTTGGGTATGAGCGTCAAACTGTTATGGGATGCTACAACAAACACTATATGTTGGGATTTAAGAGAACATAGTGATGATGTAGATTTTTCATACATGGGTGGTTTGCAAAATACTGCAGCTGCCAGTGGAAAAACAGGTGACATTTTGTTAACTACTACTGGAGCAGGTAGTGGTGACTCATATGTCATACTTATAACAGTTATTAAAGAGTACTAAATGGCTACTTCTGATTCTAAGGTCTTTAGCCTCAACACAGCTGAGGTAATAGAAGAGGCTTATGAATTAGCTGGTCTTGAGATGCGTACAGGCTACGATGCTGCAACAGCACGAAGATCTCTTAATATAATGTTTTCCGATTGGGCAAACAGAGGTATTAACTTGTGGACAGTAGAGCAAGTCACACTAGACTTAACTTCAAGTACATCAACATACACATTAAACTCGTATGATGTTGATGTACTTGAAGCAGTTGTTAGAGTGTTTGACAGTACAACCAGTTCTTCGTATAGTGATATTTCTATAGACAGGATAAGTAGATCAGAGTATCTAAACTTACCTGACAAAACAATTACAGGAAGACCTTCTCAATATTTTGTAGACAGAAAAGAAACACCAATCTTGTATCTTTACCCTACACCAGATAGCACAACCACATATAAATTTATAAGCTACCGAATACAAAGAATAGATGATGTAACAGCTTCAGCACAAGATCAAGAAGTACCTAGTCGTTTTATACAATGTATGACACTAGGTTTAGCATATCAACTTTGTTTAAAAAGAAACCCACAGAAAGCTGGTCTATTGAAAGTAGACTATGAAGAGAGTTTTAACAGAGCTGCTGATGAAGATAGAGACAGAGCTAGTATACATCTTACACCGAGGATAAGTTATTAATGGCATACTCTAGTGGTAAAAACGCTTATGGTATTTGTGACATAAGTGGATTTAGATATAAGCTAAACGACATGAAAAAAACATGGAATGGTTTATTAGTTGGACCAGATATGTATGACCCCAAACATCCACAACTTGTTACAACTAGAAAAACTGTAGACCCAGAAGCACTTTACAACCCTAGACCAGATGTTAAATCAACAATAAATTTAGGTCAAGTTAGAATAAGTAACCCTGTAAATTCGGCAGGTATTAGTGCTCCGATTATGTATGCTGTGAATAATGATACGATAGGTTCTATGTATCTTGTTCCTCCATCAACTGGAAGTGTAGGAGAAATAACAATATCAGGGGTAGCAGCAACGCCTAGTCCAAGCCCAAGCCCAAGTCCTAGTCCAAGTCCAACAACATACACAGTGACAGTTGCAAGTTATTTAGGTTCAAACTATTTCTATATAGACGGTTCAAGAGCAGCATCACTAACAGTAACAGAAGGACAAACCTATAAATTTGATCAATCAGACAGTACTAATAGTGGACATCCTTTGAGGTTGTCAACTACTTCAAACGGTAGTCATGGAGGTGGATCTGAATACACAACAGGGGTCACAACAAGTGGAACTCCTGGAAGTTCAGGAGCCTATACTCAAATAGAAGTTGCATCTGGTGCCCCAACTTTATATTATTATTGTACTAATCATAGTGGGATGGGAGGTATAATTTATACGACATGAGTTTTACAAACACAACATTAAAAACAGCTATACAAGACTATCTAGAAAGTACTGAGACTAGTTTTGTATCTAACCTAACTACTTTCATAACAACGGCAGAAGAACGAATATTTAAAAATGTACAGTTAGATGACTTTAGAAAAAATCAAGTTGGAAATCTCACAGCTTCTGGACCTTATCTTACAACACCAACTGATTTTTTAGCACCATTTAGCCTTGCAGTTGTTGACAGTGCAAAAAATTACAATTATCTTTTATTAAAACAAGTTTCTTTTATCAGGGATTACACACCTAATGTGTTAACAACAGGACTACCAAAATATTATGCAGAATTTGACGATAATACATTTATAGTCGCACCTACTCCAGCTTTAGCCTACGAGGTTGAACTGCACTATTACTACAGACCAGCATCACTTACTTCTACTACAGGAAGTGAAACAACATGGTTGTCTGAAAATGCTCCCAATGCCATTCTTTATGGTAGTTTAGTTGAAGCATGCACGTATCTCAAAAATTATGAAGCAATACCAGTATATGAATCTAAGTTTCAAGAAGCTCTACTAGGAATTAAAAATCTTGGTGAGGGTAAGTCAACTAGAGATCAGTACAGATATGATGAGATACGAAGACCACCACAAGCATGAGGATTGATAAACTCGAAGGCAAGAATATTGCCATTGTTGCTATGGGTGCGAGTCAATTAGACTTTCACCTTAGTTTAGTACATTCAAAAACCTATGACGAAGTTTGGGGTATAAATTGTATGGGAGCTATCACTAAATGCGACAGAGTATTTATGCTTGATCCAGTTAGTAGGTTTATGGATACAGACGACGCAGGAAGTCAAACAGATATTATGAGAAGATGGCTACCTGTAGCTGACGTACCTGTATACACGTGCGAACTAGATGAAAGATGTCCTTCTGCAGTACTTTACCCCTTACAAGAAGTTGTACAAGACGCAGATTGTGCGTACTTAAACAATACCGTGCCTTTTGCTTTTGCTTTTGCCTTATACAACAAAGTTGGTAGCATCAACTTGTTTGGTGTAGATTTTAGCTATAGAGGTAATCTACATTTTGCTGAAGCAGGAAAAGCATGTTGTGAGTTTTGGTTAGCTAAATGTATAGAAAGAGGAATGACTGTAAATGTCGCAGCTAGATCAGGTTTACTAGACACAGATTGCCCTATAGAAAAAAGAGTTTATGGATACCATAGACTTGACGATCCTGATATTTTAATTCTTGATGATAACAAAACTTACCATCAAGTTAAACTTTCTGAGTACAATACAATGATGCATGAAGAACAATTAAAAAACATCACAGAGGTTAGAAGTGTAATGGAAACACCACCCGAAGCTAAGAGGTACTAAATGATAGAAGTAGACACAGAACTTAAATTAGGTGAAATAGGTGTAGTCACCTCACAAAACAGAGGACATCCACCAGAGTTTTGGGCAGAAAGATGTACAGCTAGAATTTGCGGTATTTCAGAAAATGCTGATGGACACATACGACAACAAGCTGAAGCTTTTAGACTAGCTATTTATTCTGCAATACTTTACCATATAAAAGAGGCAATTAATAGTGAACGCTGTACAATGCGAAATCTACTAAATGCCCAAGGTCACGAAGACTTAGCTAAAATATTAAAGGAACTTTAAAATGGCAATATCATCAACATTAACAACCAGCTTTAAGAAAGAACTTCTCGAAGCTAAACACAACTTTTTAGCATCAGGTGGAAACTCGTTTAAGTTAGCTCTTTATACAAGTTCAGCAACAATGGGTGCTACTACTACAGCTTACAGTACAAGTCAAGAATCATCAGGAACAAACTATACTGCAGGTGGATCAGCTTTAACTAATGTAAATCCAACAAGTTCAGGAACTACAGGTTTCACTGACTTTTCTGATTTAACTTTTGGTACAGCTACTGTTACTGCTAGAGGTTGTTTAATTTATAACGACACAAATGCTGATAGATCAGTAGCTACTATTGATTTTGGTGGAGATAAAACTTCTACAGCTGGAGACTTTACTATCGTATTTCCTGCTGCAGCTGCATCAACTGCTATCATTAGAATAGCTTAGTTCTAGCCAACAATGGCTATTATAAACGGTTGGGGTCGAGGAACATGGGGTCAACTCACATGGGGCGAACCCATACCTGTTACTCTTAGTGGATTATCAGCCACATCTGCACTTGGAACAGTTACTTCTGATGCCGAAGCAACCGTCACCCTTACAGGTTTAAGTACAACTGCGACCAACGGAGGTTTAGCAGTAGATGCAGGAAGTGATGTTGGGGTTAATGGTTTAGCAGGAACTTCCGCTTTAGGTACAGCCACAACCGTTTCTAATAATACTTTAAATGTTTCAGGTTTAGCAGGAACTTCTGCTTTAGGTAGTATTGGTGTTAATTGTTCTGCTGTAGCTTCTGTATCAGGTCTAACATCAAGTTTGGGTTCAGTATCTGTAGATGTAGATGGAGAAGCTAATGTCGCAGTTACAGGTGTAGCAGGAACAAGTGCATTAGGCACAGCTTCCACTATTACAGATAATAGATTTGGTGTACTTGGTTTTGTTGCAACATCCGCATTAGGCACAGCAACAGTAACCGCAGATAACAGAATTACAATAACAGGTTTATCAGCTACAACAGAATTAGGTACTGTGCTTAAATGGGAAGATGTCGATGACATTCAAACTCCAAACTGGAGAGATGTTGCAGCATAATTGCAGAATTAAGGGTATACACTTGAAGTTTTTTGGTTTAAGATATAGAATATAGGAATAAATTATGGCAGCTTATACAAACGATTTAAGACTAAAAGAAATCACTACAGGGGACGAGAGCGGAACTTGGGGTGATTCTACTAACACTAATTTAGAATTAATTGCTGATGCTTTCGGTTATGGAACAGAAGCCATAACAACTAACGCTGACACACATACAACAACAATAGCAGACGGATCAGCAGATGCTGGTAGAGCGATGTTCTTAAAATACACTGGAACTTTAGATTCAACTTGTACAATTACAATTGGACCAAACACAGTTTCAAAAGTATGGATTATAGAAAACGCTACTAGTGGATCTCAAAGCATTATTATAAAACAAGGTTCAGGAGCTACAGTTACTATTCCAACTGGAATGACCTCTGTAATTTATTCTGATGGAGCTGGATCAGGTGGAGCTATGATTGATGCTCTAACTGATTTAAATGTTGCATCTTCACTTAATATAGGTGGTTCAGGTGCAGCAACAACAGGTAAAGCTATAGCAATGGCTTTGGTTTTCGGATAAAATTAGGACAACATTATGGCAAATCCAAATTTAGTAAATGTAACTTCGATATACGCTAACAGTATAAATGGAGCTTTAGATACTACAGTAACAACCGATTTATTAACTTGTGCAAGTAATAAGTTAATAAAAATTAATAGTATTATTATTGCAAATATTGACGGTACAAATGCCGCAAGTGTAACAATGGGAATTATTAAAAGTGGTGGTTCAGTAGTTTTATTTGCTTCAACTATTTCTGTTCCAGCAGATGCTACTTTAGTATTGATAGATAAAAATTCAGGAATCTATCTTGAAGAAGGAGACATCTTAGAAGGTGGTGCAAGTGCTAACTCAGACTTAACTTACACTATTAATTACGAAGAACTAGATGACGCATAAGGAGGTATTTAACAATGGCTCATTTTGCAGAACTTAACTCAAGCAACACAGTATTACGAGTAATAGTTGTATCTAATGATGATGTAAACGCTCATGGCGGAGATCAACATGCAGACGCAGAAGCTTTCGTAAAAACAATCGTTCCACATTCAACAGGTGGAGTTGCTTGGAAACAAACTTCTTATAATCATAATTTTAGAAAACAATATGCAGGTGCGGGATACACTTATGATGCTGGTAAGAATAAATTTATCCAACCAGAACCTTTTTCATCTTGGTCATTAGACTCTGAAGATAATTGGACAGCACCAGTTACATATCCAAGTGTGACCGTGATAGATTCATTAAATGTTACGGTAACTTGGGATGAGGATAATTTACGATGGATAGGTCAAACAGAAGATATAACTACTGATCCTGTTACAGTTAAAAACTATATTTGGGATGTTCCTGCGACAGCTTGGAATGAAATTTAGCCATGGCTAGTTTAAATGGTGGAGTAGTAGGTGTAGATAACCAACCAACCTCAACAACGACTGACGAAACAATTACCACATTTAACTCAAGTGGAACTCTAACCTTACAAGCTGGAACAGTGACGGTTGACTATTTAGTAGTTGCAGGTGGAGGTGCTGGTGGAAGAGGAGGCTACTTTGGTGGCGGAGGTGGAGGTGCTGGCGGACATAGATCAGGAAGCTCTTTACCAGTTAGTGGTCCCACTATACCAGTAACTGTGGGTGCTGGTGGAACAGGTCCAGGCGGAGGTCCCAACCCTAATGTTCCATGGGGTCCATACAATGCAGGAATACCAGGATCAGATTCAGTTTTTTCAAGCATCACTTCTACTGGTGGTGGTGGCGGAGCAGGTTATTATGGAAATAGCGGATTTGATGGTGGATCAGGTGGCGGAGGAGTTGCTGGTCCAACTCCTTATCCTATAGCAGGTGGGTCTGGAAACACTCCACCAGTTAGTCCATCTCAAGGAAGCGATGGCGGAGACGGTGTAAATGCCCCTACTGGACCAGGAAAAAGAGGTGGGGGTGGTGGTGGATCAAGTTCAGCAGGTGCCGATGGTCCCACATCAGCTGATGGAGGCAATGGCACAGCTAATAGTATAACAGGATCTCCAGTCACAAGAGCAGGTGGCGGAGGTGGATCAGGATCAGGTCAACCAGCTAGAGGATATGCTGATGGTGGTGACGCAGGTCCAGGTGGAGCAGGAAGGGGAGAAAGTCAACCAGCACCTGCCCCAACAAGAGCTGCTACCGCAGCAACTGCAAACACAGGTAGTGGTGGCGGTGGTTCTAACTTAACTACAGGTGGAGCAGGTGGTTCAGGAGTTGTAATAATAAAAGAACCAGCAGGTACATCTCTTTCTAATACATCTGGTGTTTGGAATATGCAAGCACTATACGACAATGTGAAAGCAGGGTCATGGACAACTTAATATGCCTAGATTAGTCGGAGCAGCACAAAGCGTTCAAGCTGAACAAATCACTACTTTTAACACAAGTGGTACACTTACTACACAACCACAAACTTCCGAAATAGAATATTTAGTAGTCGCTGGAGGCGGAGGTGGTGGAGGTCGATATCTAGCAGGTGGTGGTGGAGCAGGTGGTTTGCGCACAGGCACAGGCAACCCAGTTTCAGGTGGCGCACCATACCCAATCACAGTTGGTGCAGGTGGTACAGCAGGAGCTGAAAACACAGCAGCAGGAGATGGAGGAAATTCAGTTTTAGGTACACCTACTCCAATCACTTCAACAGGAGGTGGTGGTGGGGGAAGTGGAAACCAATCAGTACCACAACTAGGTAGAAATGGTGGATCAGGTGGTGGAGCATCAGGATATGGTGGTGGTGCAGGTAATCAAGGAGATGGTAACACACCTCCAGTTAGTCCCGCACAGGGAACTGATGGTGGTTTAGGTGGTTCAGCCCCAGGAAATTACGCAGGTGGCGGAGGTGGAGGTGCCTCTCAAGCAGGTGGTAATGGCGGTCTTCCTAACCCTGCCAATACTTCAGGCAGAGGTGGAGCAGGTGGCGATGGTTCACCTTCTACTATAACTGGTTCAGATGTAACCTACGCAGGTGGTGGTGGTGGAGCAACACGAAACCCTGCTACAGTTGCAGGTCCAGGTGGCGATGGCGGAGGCGGAAATGGTGGTGTCATGGCAGCTTCAGGAGGAGTTAATGGTAGTGCTAATTTAGGTGGTGGTGGCGGTGGTTCAGCAGCTTATCCTCCACTTCCAGCAGCAGGATCAACAGGTGGTTCAGGTATTGTTGTTGTTAAAGAAGCAGCAGCAGGAACTTCAAGTTGTTGGGATTTAAGGCAGGTGTTTAGACAAATTAAAGCTGATAAGTGGACGAGCTAAAGACAACCTATATTTTAATACATATCTAAACTATACTATCTTCTCATGAGAAAGAAGAGAAGATGAAAACAATTTATTTTTTATGTGGTTTACCTAGATGTGGAAATACACTTTTAGCTTCCATACTTAATCAAAACTCTAATATCACAGTTACTCAAAAGTCTATAGGAACAGATATCCTACATAGTCTTAAACAATTAAAAGAACAAGAACACTTTATAAACTTCCCCGATCACGAACCTTTAGATAACTTAATAAAAGAATCTTTACAAATATATTATAAAAATTTTAAAAGTAATTATATTATTGACAGGAGCACATGGGGTACACCTGGAAATGTAAAATTAATTAAAAAATACATCACTCCAAATCCTAAATTTATTGTTTTAGAAAGACCTTATCTTGAAATACTTGCATCTTTTTCAAGAATTAAAAAATGGAAAAAAGAAAACATAGATCAAGAGTGTTATTTAGAAATGACACAAGGAATGTCTGCACACTACTCATACGCAGTAGATAATATATTAAAAAATAATTATGACCATATAAAAATTACTTATAATGAACTTACAGCAGAACCAAAAAAGTGTATAGAAAAAATTTACAAATTTTTAAATATTCCTGAGTATGATCATAGATATGTTGCTTTAGATCAATTAGTAATAAATAAAGTTGAGTATGATGATAGTGTATTAGACGGAGTACATCATGAAGTTAGAAAAAATAAAATAGAAAAGAAAAATCCTGATATAGAAAAATATTTAACTAAATCAGCTATAGAAAAATATAGAAACATAAAGGTTTTGTTTTGAATTTAAAATATTATTATTGGTACTTTCAGTCGGCTATACCTGAAAGAATATGTGATGACATAGTTCGTTATGGTAAAGAGCAAGATAAACAAATGGCTCTTACAGGAAATACTCAAGCTGATAACCTTTCTAAACTAGAACTTAAAAACATTCAAAGAAAGCGTAAATCCGATGTTGTGTGGATGTCAGATAGATGGATATATAAAGAAATACAACCCTACATACGCCAAGCAAATGTCAATGCTGGTTGGAATTTTGATTGGGATTGGTCAGAAGCTTGTCAATTTACCGAATACAAAAAAGGTCAATTTTACGATTGGCATTGTGACTCACATGAAGAAACTTATAATCACCCTGAAGATCCAAACTCACACGGTAAGTTAAGAAAACTTAGTATGACCATATCTTTAACTGACCCTAAAGAATACAAAGGTGGGGATTTAGAATTTGATTTTAGAAACACAGACGAAGGCTCACAGCCAAGAATATGTGAGGAAATTAGAGAGAAAGGCAGTGTTATTGTTTTTCCATCTTTTGTTTGGCATAGAGTTAAACCAGTAACCAAAGGAATACGACACTCCTTAGTGTGTTGGAATATAGGATATCCATTTAAATGATTGATTTTTTAATTAACTTATTTCTTGTATTATT